GATCCCAAGGATCTTCTTTCTATTTAAGTTCTACTTAAATTATTTTACTGTGCGGGAAAGTTAATTGGTTTTTAAATGCGTATATAATAGGAAGAAAACCTATTAAATAAGGATATATGCGTGTAAGGTTTAGACGGTAAAACTCACATAAAGTTACTAAAGTTTACACTTATTGCCCCTTATTTGCCCCCTTTTTCATAAAAAGACTTGGCAGCATGAGCTACCAAGCGGCATGAAAAAAACAAAAACATTGAACGTTAAAGTCCAAAAGTACATATATAGTGTACCTCTATTTAGATTAAATGTCTAATGTTATATCAAGGGTACACAAAAACCCCGACTAAAAGTCGAGGACAGTTCGAGAATATTCATCGAAAGACGCCAAGTATTCCGAAGAATATGTTATCACTTATCGTGGAGATTAGCAAATATGAAAAAGAGCTATGAGATAACCTCGTAGCTCTTTGCCTATGATGGACTTTAATTATACCAAATAAAAAAAGCCCCAGCAAGACGCTGAGGCTCGACCACTACCACCATGATATCCCTACTGTGGTCTGAGGGGAGGTGATATACTCCTTTTCGTTATTTTAGTTTGCGTGGTCTTGATTAAGCGAATGATCCGAACGACGTTACACGTCGCCCATTCTCTGATTGTCCAACTGCGACATAGCGACGATTTCCAGACCCCCCAATATAGCTAATCCAGATATAGCCATCAACGTCACACCAACCATCATAGTTGATAGCTTCGCCAGCTCCATAGACTGCCACGATTTCAGCACCCAGACCGGCACCAGCTCGAACGTTAAGAGCTGACACTTCAACAGTAAATGTCCCGGTTTCCTCGTTAATAGTAATTATACCATCAAATGGAGCTGGGGTTGGTGCAGGGGGTTGTGATTGGGTGTCTGTGGGGAAATAGAACCAGCCCACAATACCGTCAAAATTGCGTGTATTGTAACGTGCGGGACCGCCGACATATAGGCTGTCAGCATTTCCGTCAATGTTTTGCTCGATTGTTCGCATGGTGTAGCCGTCTGAATCTTCGATAACCAGACCAGTGTGCCCGTATGAATGTCCTGCGATGTAAGTGGTATCCATGACGAATACAGCCCCACGACGTGGGCGGCTGTCGAGGTTGCCTTCTTGGTTATACTCGACCTCATAGCCTGCTGCTGCTGCTGAGTTGAGCAAGTCAATAGCGTTACCCCAAAGAGCACGGCCAAAGAAGTTAATTGAGATAGAGTTAGGCAGATCAACACACTGTGTCCCGTAAGCTCCATCAGCATCAGTACCGACACCAGCGTCAGCTAGATTTTCTGCGAATTGAATAATGTCATTATCTGTTGCCATATTAGTAGCCCTCCTTATCGTTTCGTGGTTCGTGGTAGCTCAAAGCTTGCTCACTATCTCCGAGGCCTTTGGTAGTTGGGTCTGGAATGATATTTAAGATGTTTACAATTGTCAAACCTACCAAATAAGGGTTTGATACAAACTTACCAAACAAGCTGAATACCGCATCCCAACTTGTCAAATCTTGGAAATTAATTCCAAAGTAAGTCAAGATAGGTAGTGCAATTGCAAGCGCTACACGGTACAAAAATGCTTTGTTTTTTGCGTTAAAACGAATAGACCAGTTAATTTTCATGTTAATTCCTCACTTCTAAATTAATGTATTTTTTATAAAGGGCATCAATGTACCCATTGCCACCTAATTTCTTATAGCTGGAGTGCATCTTGTGGATCACATCCGAATTGTGGACAGTGGTATATCCACGCTCTAATTCTTTGGAAATGTCACGCTCTAGGCGCAGATACATGGTAACAAGATGTGCTTCATCATGCACTACCAGCTTGTCATTTAACTCGTTGATTTTATCGCCGTTGAATTTACCTAAATCTTGAACGACTTCAACCGATTCTTGAATAGTGTTTAACTCTCCTTTAAGCTCACTGAATTGCTCTTTGTTTAAGTTAGCTGACTTGCTAGCTTTCATCCCAAACCAACCAGTCGCAACCACCCCAACTGTGGGGGCTAGGTGAGCTATTAGCTCAGAAACATTCAATGTACTGTACCTCTTTTATTTATTTAACCCCCATTTTTTTAAAATAAGAAATTCTTGATAATTTCGTCAGCAATGACCTTGTGTCCTAAATCGCCCGGGTGGCTCGCCACACCAGCATTAGTGATGGTGTAGTTAGAACCATCTGGAAGCCTCAACACCTTGCCCATTTCGGACTTGTACTTGGCATCTTTAGAATACTGATAGATGTCAACGAATGTAACGCCCAACGGCTTACAGATACGCTTGATTCTTTCGACAAAATCCGGTGAAGCGTAGTAGATCCCTACCCAATAGATTAGAGCCTTTGGCGATGCCGTCCTAATCCAGTTCACAAGGTTAGGGATATCCGTTTCAAGGTTCTTGCGTTTCTCATCAGTATTCAAGTTATCACCGAACTGCAGAATGACAATGTCTGTGTCTGGGCCTAGTGATTGCTTCATTTTGCTATCAAATGTCCCACGTCGATTGTTTGGATCAGATTCCCAATCTGCACCATTACCACGCTCAACCACTGCGCTTGGGTTCTTAGACAAGATATAGTTTTTAACAAGAGTGAAGTAATCCTTATCTGGTGCACTTGCAGCCATCCCCATCCCCTTAAGCCATGGATGGCTCAAGATTGAGTTACCAAACACAGCTACACGGCTAGGAATGTTTGAAACTGTTGATAGATTGCCATTGTTATCGACTAACAAGCGGAATTTAGTACCGTTCGGGCTTGTAATCATTGGTGTTTTCTTGAAAAGCTCTAATTCAGTAACAATCGGTTCAATCTTATCCGTCTTCTGTTTCAAAACCTCTACTTTCTCATTAGCGCTCTCGTTAGCTACACGATAGCTGAATGGAATAGCTTGCCCTGTTTCGTACATAATCTTTCCAGAATACCCAGCATTGTTAGTAACGTGTTGAGCGTCTTGGATCAAATTGCGTTCACCCTTCGAAGCGTAAACACGATTGTCATGAGATTCAAAGAATAGTTGTTCACCGAAGAAGATTTCCTTATCTTCGCCACGGACATTAAGCGTGTTATATCCAGCTGCAAGCTGTTTCTGGAAGACTCGAGGAGATACAATCAAATCATTCTGGTCAATGTTCCCGATGGCAAAGTTGTATGTACCTGCATCCTTGACATAAACGTTGATTGTGTCAATGAAGCCACGGCTCTTGTCCCATTTTTTGGTAGGACTCATATACCCGAGATTGTTAATCGTCGTTACTTGAGTCGTATCAATGCCAGTGATGTCTGAGCCAAACTGCACTTTTGACGTATCTGGCATGACGAATGGCACCTTTGAAGCAATGGCACTAGAGCCAAAATCAAGGTTTTCAAGATAATGAGCTTGAGCGTTTCCGCCTTGGATAACCTTTGTAGGTTCGTCTGAGGTCAAGCGACTAATGAGGATATATCCGTTGGCTTCAGGAGTGAAATCTTGATTGACTAGCACGTCTGTAGTAGAGAATGTTTTAAGCTTCTTACCAGAAATGTCGAAGTAATGAGTGAATACCCCACGGACATTTTTCAGTCCATAAGTCACGCCAGCTTGCATGTATAGTTTGGGATAAGTGCCCCAAGTCGGTGCGTCGTATGTCCCGTTTCCACTACCAGACCAAGCCTTCCCGACCTTAAATGTGCGTTCATCAACTAACTGTTTAACAACATTAACGAAACTGAGCTCTTCAGGCTTAACATCTAGTGTCAATTTAGGAATTTTGAGGGAAATATAGCCGTCTGGAAGATTTGAAAAGTCAACGTTTGCCTTCTTCAAGTCTTCAAGAGAAGCGTTAAACACTCTTGCGGTCTCGTCTGGTTTAGAAGATACGTATAGCATGCAATCTTCTGGTGGAATGTACTCTGTAGTGATTAAATCGTCCGTTTCAGAGAACTTTTTAACAAGTCGTCCGCCATCGCTAGAAATCGCAAACGAGAAGATCCCACGGATATTTGATAGATAGTATTTAAACCCTTTTTTAATTGGAATTGGCATGAATCGGAGCCATCCATTAGAGGCCCATGTCCCAATTGATGTGTTGTTCCAAAGATAGACTGAGCCTTCAATCTTATCTCTCAATAACTGCTCGATTGATTCCGTGAAGTCGATATTGTCAGCTGTCACTTCATCAACATTAAGCCCTCTGGATTGATAGACACCACCTTCCTTCCAGTGGCGGTCTCCCTCATTGAAGTAGTACCATTTCCCTGTGTTACTTGCTACTACGATACCGTTAGCGCCGTTTGGATAAGTACGCTGGATTTCTTCCAACGAGCTAAGAACGGCCTTAGGAGCGTTTGACGAAATGGCATTGAGTTTTGACTCAACCCATTTAGTGCTGGCTTTCCCATCAAGATTCTTGGACATGTTGTCGAGCCTGTCTGGGAGCGTGTTATACGTGTCCCTTGACTTCACGACTTCCATGTCAGTATTTCCACTCTTAGCAGCGTCATCATAGGTAATTTCCATACCTCGAGCAATCGCTTCTCGAACATCCGCACCCTTAGTTTTCTTACGGATAGCGTCAACAAGGACGCTGATTTTATTAGTGTTTTCAAGAGGGGTCACATCATCATATAGATTCAAGCGTCCCTCTGCTTCGTTTTGTGGCATTAAGCACCTCCTAATTCGTTTCGTAATCGAGCGATTTCAGCTTCTAACTCGCTGATACGTTGAGCACGCTCTTGTTGACTCATGTTAAATGCTGAGAGTTTAGCGTCGTAATCAGCCTTAGCTACATTGTAGTCTGCAAGGGCTTTATTATAAGCTTCACGGTCAGCATCCGTCGCATTAGCCCCTGGAGCTGTCGGAGCTTTTGGCTCAACAGGTTTAGACTGACTAACAGATTTAAGAGCAGCCAACTGAGCATTCAACTGCTCTAGCTTCTTCTGTTTAGCAGCTATTGACTGGTCTAGCTTGAGCTTTTCAATCGAGCTATCAGCTTCTTGCGTCTGCAATTGATAAGCCGATAATGATTGGGATTGTGAGCCGATAGTTAAATCAACTGACTGTGGATTGAGTATATCAATTTTCTTTTCCAAGATTTGCAGTGTTTCAATCCCTGACAGTGGTGCATTGATAATCTTGTGCTTGTTCCCAATTCTGAACTTGCTATATCGACTATCAATCAAGTAACGTTCAACTGCTGAAATCGTCCATTTAGCTAGTGCAATCTTCTGATTCCTCAAATACTGCTTACCACGAGCCAAGAGAATGCTGGGATTGTCGATTTCCGTCCAGATAACAGATTTCCGAATGAATCCAAACTCTTTAATCAAATCTTCATCGGCAAGATACATTTTCCCGTCATTGACGCTCCTAATGTCTAACTGTGCCCGTGTGACATCAGGGCTCTGGTCTTCGTCCTGCCCTTGGTTTTGGCTCTGTAGGTCCGCTCCAATTGGTACAATGATTGTAGCGAGACCGTCAAAATCAACTTCTCGACTAGCAGATTTGATGTTTTGGCCTAGTTTAATTGGGCTTTCCTTAGTGACTCCAATCTCTTTAGTCCAATCTACATACAATCTCGTATTAAACTCTCTTAGCGTGAGATATCCGCCGATATTGTTGATGATGCGTTCCTTAACGGTCTCCCAACTCGAATCATAGCCAATATAGCGGAATGGACGGTCTGACTTACCGTGAACAGTGATATTCCTTGGTGTGATCCGCTTAAATTCCTCGATTTGAACATTTGCGGAATCAAAGATTATTTTGAAATAGTCCTCAGCACCCTTATTAGGCAGTTTTTGAAACCATTGAGCAGAATCGTGGAGATATGACAGGAAGTCTTCACAGACAACTTTTTGAACGAATCCGTTCGTTGACATCTCATTAGCCATCGTTAAAACTCTACCGACAAACTCAACCTCGTTGTCCCTCAAATTGACAACTTCGATGATTGATTTAAACTGAACCATTTTCTGGTACATCGTATGGTCTAACGGAATTGCAAACTCTAACTCGTGGATACTGTTGACAGCTTGCTTGATTTCACCGTGGACAATCTTATTACCTCTAGGACTGTATGGGTCGTGAATGACTCTACGGCTTGCAGTGGTTCTATTAAGCTTGTCCCATCGTCTATCTAAAAAACTAGGCCACCAATAAATGGCATAGCCTGCCTTTTTAGCCAATTCAACAGGACGCTCTGGAACATTTATCTTTTCCCCTTCAAGGTATTCCTTCGAGCCGCTTGAAGTAACAACGTAGAAGTGAGATTGATATATACCACTGTCGCTATTGTGGTCGACCGAATTAATAGTACAGTACCAATCATCGCCCCATTTCAAAGCATCGTACCAAACAAGGTCATCCTGTCCGGACTGCTCCGACCAAGTTGGGACTTGCAATCCAGATATGCCATTGCTAGACTTTAGCCCCTTGACACGGATAGCGTAGCCTGTACTACTGACGTTGAAAATTTCAATGCTATCACAAGATACTGTCATGCCATCACCTCATTTGAGTAGTGCATTGCTACTGTGCCATTCCCTTGTGCTTCGAAATAGTTGATACCAATGTCTAATGTGAGAGCGAAATCTTTGTTCTCACCCTTTTTCAAATAGTAAATTGTTCCGTTAGCGTCTTTAAGAGTGATGTCTTCACTACAGATGATTACTGGACTGATTGATGTATCTCCAGCGTTGACGAAATAGACTGGTGTCTTCTTCTTCTCATAGCCTAAATACCATTTAGTCCATGTTGAATTGTCATTCTCAAAATCAAATGTGTCCCAAACATCATCGAAATACTCATCTTCGTGAAATGCAAACGGGTAGCACTTAAACACGATGGTAGCGACCAGATTCTTCTTAATCGGGTCGTCTGCTACTTTGATGTGCTTAACCTTGCCCATCCAGTAATAGCGACGGTCATGGGTATCTCTGAGCTTGCGTTGCGTTTTAGTAACCATGCTTGACTTAATCTGCCTTTCAGCAATCTTACGATTCTCGTAAGTCGTAAATGGCAATTTGAACTCATACGTAATTTCTCTTGACTCAAACACACGCTCTCCCAACGCAGAGGAGAAGTCAAGCTCCCCTTGCATGTAAGGGATAGACTCGACAATCTCTTTCTCGTCTGGGGTAGGTGCTTCTCGTTTCTGTAGGTACCACCCAGCGTCACGACTATTAAAATCACCGAACGATATGTACTCTTTAATTTTAGTAATCATAATCTGTGTCGTCCTTTCAAAGTTTTAATCGTATCAATGGCACTATTGAAGTTATTGACTGTGCCACCAACCAAAGCACCAGTGTCTAATACCATGTTTTGACCTTGTGCCACTTGGTCTTTGAGCTCTCCAAGAGCATCGATAACATCACCCAACAAACCGGCTGAATGTGCAGCATAGGCTTCTTGACGTGCTGAAATCGCAGCGTCTGGGGTTTTATCTCGCAAGACTTCCATCTTAAGCTGACTAGCCATATTTGAAGTAGCACCCGTTAGCATGGCATTAGCTCGAACATTGAAGCCGTTAACTTGGTCACGGATAAAATCAAGGCTATTAGCTACCTCTGGCGCTGATTCGTCAATCCCTCGAGCAATACCAAGACCAATCCACCACCCAACTTCATCGCGGAAAAGGTGGGATGGTGAGTTAATTTTGGCTTTAGCTCTTGCCGCTCGTTCCGCTTGTGCCACAAGGGCGTTAGCTGCCGCTGTAACTGCTCCGAGAGCTGAGTTCATACCTGCTGCAAGCCCTTGGCCTATGTAAGCACCGGCTGCGAAGAAGGCACCGTAACCGCTACGGGCTGCGGCTGCCGCTTGGTTAACCGCTGCTTGAGTAACTGCAACTAATTGCTGACCGCTTGATTGCATAGCTGAAACCATTTGAGCGCCGCCTGTTCTTACTGCAGCAACGACTTGATTCATGCCGTTTCTGACTGCTGACACGATTTGATTCATGAACGCTTGCGTGCTAGCAACCATTTGCATACCGCTAGAACGTAGAGCTGCAGTCATTTGCATAGCACCAGACGTTACCGCTTGGACGGCTGACATCATGCCTGCACTTACTGCCATACCAAGCGACATCATTGTAGCTTGTAAAGTCATAGCTGCTGCCCCAACGGTAGCGAACACGCTAGCTAACATCATGACTTGAGCACTTACCATAGCAAGCCCTGCTCCAGCCATTTGGGCTGAACTAGCAAGCATAGCAAGCTGACTAGATACCATGGTAGCCATCATGGAAACCATGCTGAAACCAGTCTGAGCGGTCATGAGCTGAGCGCCAAACATGGTCACTGCTGAGCCTGCCATCATGAGCTGTGATGTCATTTGCATCAAGCTAGTAGCAAACATCATGAATTGAGTATTCAGCATGGTTAGTGAAGTACCAATCATCATGAATTGCGTACCTACAAGCGTTAAGCTAGTACCTAGCATAGTTGAGCTAGTAGCCATCATGGTCATGCTCGTAGTGATCATAGTCAACTGTGTAGCTAACATCGTTAAGCTAGTAGTTAGCATAGTCATGCTTGAACTGATAGAAGTCATGCTAGCAGTAAGCGTCATTGAAACTGTACTGAACTGAGTTAGACCAGCCGCAGCAACCATCAAGGCTGGTGCTAGTGTCATGATTTGTGTTCTAAATGCCGTGATAGGGGCTACAATAGCCGTTAAGCCAGCTAGCGATTGACTAGCTTGATTTGAGAATGTACTGAATGCAGTCCCTGCTGTGGTCAATAACGATTGTAGGTTCGTGAATGAGGATTGAATGCTTGTAATCGTGCTTGAGAACGATGTCAATCCAGATACAGCGCTAGACGCTGAGCTAGACACCTTGCTCATACCATTACCAAGATTGGCCATACCAGTACCAGCTTGAGCAAGTCCCGCTGAGTTATTACCAATCGACCCAACTCCCTTGGCTACTGCTGCAAGAGATGCAGCCATGTCTCCAAGATTAGTGTTGGTAATCTTGACCACACCATTGGCAAGCTGGTTGAATCCAGACCCAGCTTTCTGAGCAGCGGTACCGATTGAATTGAACACATTAGCAAGACTATTCAATACGCTACTAATTGCACTACCAGCGGATGTAATAACGCTTGAAACACCTTCAAACGCCGACTTAATGCCGTTTCCGATACCTTGCGCCGCTGTACTGATTGATGTCCCGACCGATTGCACCACGCTAGCAATACCCTGCAAAGCTGCACCGATAGCTGAACCGGCAGCGGAAATGACACCAGAAACACCACTTAGGGCCGTACTAATAGCCGTACCGATACCCATTGCGGCGGTAGCAATTGCCATTCCTGCTGCTGAAACAACTGAGGCAATGCCACTAAATGCAGCACTAATCACACCACCGATTGCCGTGATGATAGGAACAATTTGAGTGATAGCTGTAACAATAGCTGAAATGATTTGGGTGATTATAGGGGCTAATGTCTGAACGACTGTAACAATGGCTGAAATCACTTGACTGATTACCGGTGCCATTGTTTGAACGACTGTAACGATGCCTTGAATCAAGGTCATAATGACTGGTGCCGTTGCTTGAATGGCTTGTACGATTACTTGTAAAACCATTGCAATCTGTGGTCCGAATTGCCCGATTACTTGAGCAACTTGAACTATACAGTTTGCGATAACTGGAGCGATTGCCACGATAGCATTAGCAATGATTTGAGCTACGGCTGTAATCGTATCCCCAATAATTTGAACAATCGGAGTTACTGCTGTAACTATCTGGCTAATCGCAGAACCTAGAGCGGTAGCCAATCCGCTAAAAGCGTCAATGATAGCTGGCAACGTCCCTAAAATAGACGTCCAAGCATTCCCAAACGCCGTAATCGCTGGAGCTGCATTGCCTAGAGCAGTGCCGATAGCTTCAACCAATGGCGAAAGTTTGGCGAGTCCTGGTGCAGCTTCACCGACTGCCTTAATGACGATACCGAATGCCGTACCAAACGCTTCAACGATAGACCCAGCTGCCTTACCAATAGATTCAACAACAGTTCCGAACGCTGAGCCAATAGAACCGATAATCTGTGAAACACCGCTTGCATGGCTTGCTAGTAGTGAGAATGAAGCCACAATCAATGCAATCGCTGCACCGATTCCGATTGCTGCGATAGCAATACCAGTAGCGAATGAAAGTATTTGAGCTGAACTTAGTCCTTTAAGACCTTGTAAGGCGAATTTCAACCCTTGCCCAAAACCTTTGTAGGTCTCGGCAATGCCTTTGAGCAGGGCTGTCAACACTCCTTTTATCGCATTCCCAGACGATTTTATGACGTTTGACATCCCATTGAACAATTGAGCAATAGTTGACTTAGAACGTCTAGCGCTGTTGGCAGCTTGCTCTGTTCCTTCTGCTGCATCCTCTCCGAATTTTTTGAATGGATTTAGACTCTGGATGAAGTCCAAACCTTTCAATGCAACACCTACCGCTGAAATACCAGCTTTGGCAGTCATGAAACCTGCTACCATTGCCAAAATACCGCTAGTGATACCGTTTAAGATTCCCGGCGGTATTGAGCTGATAAACCTAGAAATTGCTGAAACGACTTGAGATATCCAGTTAACTAGCGTTCCAAGAGCTGAGCCAATGCCTGCAATAATCGACTGCATTTGTGAGCTACCCAGCACCTCACCGAATGATGAACCGATAGTTTTAAGAGCGTTCCAAGTATCTTGCACCGCTGCTTTAAACGACTGAAAAGCTCCTGTGTCAGCAAATGAGCTGATGAAACTTCTGACTGATGTAGTGGCGATGTTTAGAGCTTGTGAAATACCGTTGGCGATATCACCAATCACCGAGCCAATGCCCTGCATAAGCTTGCTACCATCAATCTTGCTAAATAGTTGCTTGATTGAGCTTGAGATATAAGTAAAAGTCGCACCAAGATTTTTCAAAGCTCCAGAGCCGCTGAAGCCTTTCCAAAGCGATTGCAACCCACTGCCAATCTTGTCAGCAATGCCATTGATATCAACTCTTTCAAGTGCATCAGTTAGCCCAACGACTGCCTTGATACCGATTTGATTAAGCTTCTCAAACTGTGGCATTAGCTTATTTGCTAGGGACTCTTTCATCCCATCGATAGCTTGGTCAACGGTCTTGAACTCTGTGGCCATCTTGCTGAAAGTGTCGTTATTCCCGACTTTAGCGATGGCGTCAAAGAAGTCTTCTGTCTTAATCTTGCCGTCTTGGACTGCTTGGACCATTTCAGCGGTACTCATGCCCATCTCTTTCGCAATGGCTGCAATCCCTGCGGGCGTTTGCTCTAGCATGAGTTTGAAGTCTTGCCATTGAACCTTAGGCTTAGCAGCCATTTGTGTCGCTTGTTGGCTCAAGGTCTTCATGGCTTGTTGCGGATTCTCTGCCGCTGCCGCAAGACCACCAAAGCCCTTAACGAGCTCTGTTGTATTCTTCGTTCCAACTGCCGCTAACTGTGAGTAAGTAGAAGCCATATCGGACGCTGAATAGATGGTCTTGGTCGCAAAGTCCTGCAACTCGCCCTTTACCTGCTTGATTTGGTCAGTAGGCATGTTAATCTGTTGCATGTTGCCTTCAAAGGTCTTCCATGCTTTAGTCGAGCTGTTAAGCTCACCAACCATTGACTTCATGCTGTTTCCTAGAGCACTAATACCGGTCATGATAGCACCACCGATTAAATTGGCACCCAACACAGACTTAAACACCGAACCAACCTTACCGGCTGAACCTTTCAAGCCTTCTAAAGCTCCCTTGATGCGTTTAGCCCCACTTTCGGCGTCCTTCCCATCGAACAACGCCTTTATGGTGACTGTACCATCTGCCATAGATTATCCCTCCTTTCTAAAATTCTTCTTCGTATTCTTCATCTTCCTCGATGATCTCGTAAGGGAGAGCATAATCCTTTTGAAGCCTACGCATTTCCTCTTTGTATTCTGCTGAGTCGCCCTTTTGTGGTTTCCATTTCCGGATTTTGATAACTTCCATGAACTTCGTACCCTCTGGAAGTCCAGAAAGTAGAGCGTTGAATTTCTTCCAGTGCAATTCACCTTGAACATCGAATAAGTCAATGCCGTAAGCCTGCAAGAATGACGCATAGATATAGTCACCATCAAAACGAATGTCATAAGGGGCTTTTTCTTGTCCGCTATTGCTTACTGTGGTCTTCATGGGGTTTCCTGCCAAGTCATACTCGACATGGTTGTCCTCGACTGTTGACAGACTGATATGTTCCTCGAAAACCTCGTTAAACACCTCGGACATTTCCTCGACAGTGAAATCTTCTAAGGTCTCACCAGTCAAAATGCGAATACCAAAATGCGGTTTGACATACTCTGGTATATCTTCATCCCTCATCATTTCAAACATTTTTAGGACGGTATCAAAAGACAAATCTAGGGCGTACTCTTTATCATCGATTACTAACTTATCCGTTAGTTTTCGTGATAGATCTAGCATGATTACTCAGCCAAATATTTATCGAAGGCTGCCTTTGAGTTTTGATTCTCAAATTCAGAACGAATGCCGGTAATAGTTTCAATCAGATAGAACATGGCAATATTTGTTGATTCACCCGAAAACGCATAGACAAGATTAAATGCTTCTTCATCGTCAAAGATTTGTGTAAAACCTTCTTTCACAAACTCCGTTGCCGCATCAATGGCAGCCTTGTTGTCTGTGCCTTGGATTGCTAAGCTCCTAGCTTCCAATTCTTTCCCGACTTCTTCCATGCGTTTAATATTGCTATCTGACATTGGGAAATTAAGTTGGAACTCACCGAAATCTACTGGGATGACATTGCTACGTTTTTTAATTACTACCATGTTTAAAATTCTCCTTTAATACGAAAAAAAGAGGGTAAGGGCTAAACCCCACCCTCTTAGTTGTCTTATCTTGTTTTATTTAATTAGTGATTATCCACCCACGCCTGGTGAGGTTGTTTCTGATGATGCACCAGAAGCGGCTACTGGTGTTCCAGTAACTCCAGAAGCTGCACGGCCAGAAGTTTCTGAACCAGCACCAGCTACTGCTGCGGCTGGTGATGAAGTGACTTCGTGTTTTTCTGGAGTACGTGACCAGTTAACTTGGAACTTGATTGTTTCAAGCTCTGAAGCTTCACCGTCGCCGACTTCAATCTCAGAAAGTCGAGCAAGCCCTTCTTTGTAAGTTTTGCCATCGGCAGCAACTTCTTTGTACCAGACAATAAGGTCGTCAGCTACAGCGTCTTCTTTATCTACGACAAAGTTTTGAGCTTTGTCTGCATAATCACGGTGGCCCTCAAACGAACGTCCACGGGATTTTGAAGTGATAACTTTTTCTTTGGTTCCATCACCGTCGAAGTATGCCACGTCATCGTCTTCTGCGTCATTCTCTGGTGCAGATTCTTTGATACCTTTGGCAATCCACATGTATTTGTCATCAGTTGGTGGAGTGTCTGGATGTTCTGAATCGAACGGTGCAATGTAATGCTTACGAATCGCATTTTTAAATTTAGCCATTAATTAAGGCTCCTTTCTACTTCAATAGTTGCCTGCAAATCAAGCAAGTAAATGTAAAAACCCTGCTCGTCGGCATCGTTTAAGCTCGGTGTCTCGACGGTCAAGGCTAAGAATGTATATGAGTTGTTTTTGCTTGGTAGCTCGAATCCGATTTTGGAAAGCTCAGTGTTTATCTTCCAAAGAATAGCGTTTAGCATTTGCTGGTCCTTTGATTTAATGGCTATCTCATACGGTAGCGATAGAATCTGGGTGCCAGCCATGTCTTCGTCTTCCACTTTGCCACCGGGCAATGGATAGACTGAAAGACTCTCGTCTTCTGAAAGATAATCGAGCTTACATTTCAACGGCAGTCCAAGCGTATTGATGAAGTTTGCGAGAACTTCTGAAAAATCGTTGTCGTTCATTAATCAACCCCCATAGCTCGAAGTGCGACCTTGCCCCACTCTTTAGAATATTTAGAAGATGCCTTCTTATCCCAGCGTTTACCAGTTCCGGGCGTAGTGTATTTGCTGAAAGTCCAACTCTTGTTTTTGTTGTAACTAGACCCATAGAATTGAGCCCTTGCATAAGGTCCCGGATATCTAATGCCATCGCTAAAAGCTGAACCGCTACCGCTCAAGGTTCCATCTCTACGAGGGATGAACTGTTCCATGTCATCTATCATTTGGCTAATCATGGCAACCTTTCCACGTCTGACCGCTTCAGGACTGCATTTCTTTTCAAGCCCTTGCAAGTCAACCTTAACGGTTACATTAGCACCCATTAGATCACCTCGATTTCGTAACAAAACACTTTGTTTTTCCTTGGATAGTAAACTGGAATGACGGAACGAATCTTATAATCTCGTTTGCCGTCGTTAATCAAGCCATTTTCAAAGCTTTCATCAAGAACCACTGGGCAATATTTCGGATAGACGAATAAAACACTGGGTTTTGATTGACTACGATTGTTAGTTGACCCGCTAACATTGAACTGTCTATCAAATCTAACGGGTTTTAGGGTTGTGGGCTCATCATATGTTACTTTTCCCCAAACATCCGTTTCACCCGTTAGTTTTTTGATTGTGACAGCGTCAACTAGCATGCGTTTATCTATCATATCCCACCGCCTTACAACCAAATCCAGCCAATGTCAGCCAGTTTAGAGCGTCGAGGGATAGATTGTACTTCTGGCCACCGTTAGACGACTTAGAGCCGTTCTGATAGCTTACATGAGTACGTCCGACAGTCATGCTCGCTAGTGAAGTCTTATCTTCGGCAGTCATCACACCGCTTGAATCGAGATAAGTGATTTGGTAAGCTACCGCCTTCTTCACCGCTTGTTTGCGTGGTTCAAAGTCTGTTTCAAAATCGGTGAAATCGTAGAAGTTTTTGATATACAAATCAACAATGAGCCTAGCTCTAGCTGCTAGCTTTTCAAAGTCTTCTACGTCTTCAAAACCAAGTTTTAGAAATTCTGTTTCGGTTAAATATGTCATTTAACCACCTCCTTCTGTTATTTTAGGAGGTCTAAGAGTTCCGTTTTGGTAAGTCCTGAAATACCAGTCAAACCTCGTTGTTGTGCGATGATACGCAAGTCAGCAACAGTCTTGTCTTCTAGTGTTTCAGTCACTTCTTCTTTAACGTCATTAACGGGTGCGTCTTGCTCGCCGATAGTATGACGACGCATTAGCATTCCCATTAAGCACCTCCGAATTTAACGACTTTTGAATCATCGTAAAGGTAAACACCGTAATACTCATCACCAGAATATACAGTGGTCTTTTTCAAGATGTCACGGTCGTTTTCAATCATGACATCACGTTTCAAGTTGATCACGAATGCTCCGTATTTGGCATCGTCGTCTGTGTCTGTTTGAAGTGAAGACACTTTAACGAGGAAGCCTTTTCCTTCTTCGACTTTCTTAGTGCGAACGATTTGCACGCCAGCTACTTCACCGAATGTGCCAGAAACGACAACACCAGCTCCAACTTCTGAACCTTTGAGCCAGTTTTGACCAGCGTCAGCACGCAATTTGATAGCGTCTTTCGGATTAATAAGTGCCACATAACGAGCGTCTTCTTCGTCAGCGAAGATTTCCAAGGCTTTGTCGATGTTCGCTACTGAAACAGGGGCTTCAGTAATGTTTTGAGTAGCAGTTTTAGCTACTTCCACGATGTCGTTGTCAACTTTATTAGCGATAGCCAATGCAATTTGGTTAGTTGCTTCACCGTAGACGTTGCCATGACCGACCAAAGCAGCCTTATCAGTGATTTCGATAGCTTTACCAGCTTGTTTAATTTTCATCTTAGTTTCTTTAGTTCCAAGTTGGTCGATAGGAATTGCAGTGCCTTCAGTAATATCCGTGGCATCTCCTGAGTATGTCCATTGTGGGACAGTCAATTCATCCCCTGGTCGACCTACAAGAGTAGTGTCGATAACTGCAAGAGGTGTGAATTTGATAAGTTTAGGCAATTTAGCTGAAACCATGTCAGCCATAACCTGTGGATTGATGACTTGTGCAGTCGTTGTTGTTCCAAGAACCATAGATTAAATCATCCTTTCAATTGTTGATATAGCTCTGGGTCTTTATCAAAAAGCTCTTGACGCTCATTGATACCCATACGTTTAAAATCTTCTTTAGTGAGAACATTCTGGCTAGCAGACGGATTCCCACCGGCAAAGATTTTAGGTTGTGCTGCTTGTTCTTCTTGTTTGAAAAGATATGGACTTGTTTCTTTCAACCCTTTAATAACCTTGTCTAGTTTGGGTTTACCAGCTTCATCAAGTTCGATTTCGTCAAAATTGATGAATTTAGCAAGGTCATCCGAATTGTGAGCATCCACGTCTTTCAAAGCCAGACGAATAGCGTTTGATTTTGTAACTTGGGCAAGATTGGCTTCATTCTCAGTCTTGTAAGTGTCAAATTTGGCTTGTAAGTCCGTCAATTGTTGCTTGAGTTCCTCACTTGCTCCCTCTTTAGCTTGCAAGTCGTTGAGTGCTTGGCTTTGTTGCTCAAGTTGTTGTTTAAGGCTGTCGTTTTCGGCTTGTAATTCAGATTTAGCTTGTGCTTTGGCGTTCTCAATCCCAGAACCGTACGCATTCATTAAGGAATCAATAACTGCTTTATCTGTAATACCAGCTTCAACTAACATGTCACGTTTCAAACTCATGTTTAAAACTCCTTCGTTTTACGTCCAAGGGACTGAATTTGCCTAGTTTTACGACATTCGACAGGTCAAATAGAAAAACCGCATCAATTTGATACGGTTTGTTTTTTATTTTGGTCTTCCTCGCCCGTCTAATTTACGGATTTCAAATCCGATTATTCCGTAGCTTTCAAAATTGGCGTTTACGCAGCTTTATCTCTGCTTCAGCTTCTCTCAAAGGGTCGCTGTAATAGCGTTCTCTCGAGTAATCACGATGCAAGAATGGGTGTTGTGCCAGATATGACCTCATGGCCGCTTGCTTAGACTTAACTTGCCCTTTGTATTTGTTTATCAAGTCTTCATCTTCAAGCTTGTTAGCAACGTGGAGCAATTCCTTTGATTTTCTGATAGAGCGTTCAATAGCCCTCTGCTTAGATTGAGCATTAGCGTTCTCTACCGCTTCTTCTGGCGTTAGGCTTTTCAAGTGGTCTGGTAAGTCTGGTTTATAATTAGCTCCAGGAATAAACGGTGTCATGGTATGGCCACAGTTAATGTCTTGGCACCCTCCGTGCTTACCGTAGCCGTAATCGTCAAGGGCAAAGATTTTCTCGCCTTCTTCCACTCTAGCTTGGCCAGTCGTTACAATCTGATGCTGCAAAGGTGCGCACATTTCACGAGCCGCAGGCTTCATCGAATAATAGAATGTATCAATTCCTAGCTCATCAGCCGGTGCCTTCCTCGCTTCACGGTAGACACGCCACGATGTAGTTTTTATGATCGTCCTAGCGTAAGCATCAGCTCTCCAACGTTTGCCACCCTTGTCAGTAAAACCATAGAAACCTCTCTCGGCCCATTTCATCACTGTGGTTGAAATAGCCTTGTCTGGATTCATTAAGCCGGTGATTACTTTTGCGACAGCTTCCTCAACGATATCTTGATAGACCTTTCTGACGCTCTTAGGTAGCGTGGTATTGATAAGATTGTCGATATCTCCTGTTGTCTGATTAACATAGTTTGCTAACGTGGTTTGGATAAGGTTATTGGTAATAAAATCACCACCACCCATTGATTCTAATAGTTGAGTTTTAGTGTCCTTGTATACCTTATACCCTTCGTTCTCAATAACATACCTTAGTTGTTCTTCAGCAATCCCGGAATATCTAGCAATGAGCTTGATGTTGTCTTTGTTAAGCAAGCCCATCTCACTCATTTTCTCAAGCTGCCAGATATAAGGGTTGTCCTCAAGACTAGCAGTCCCACGCTCTCTAATTCGGTCAACTACTTGGTCAAACAAGTCTATCGTCATTTGATGGTAGATGTCAGCGACACGGCTAGCGTCTAGCATTAATTGCTGGTCATTTAGCTTGATAGGTTTTCTCTTAGCCATAACCTATTACTCCCCGTAGATATCGACCTCTTCACTCGTCCTAAAACTATCAGCACTTACCATGGTTTCATCATTGATTGCTTGATAAATCTCCTGTGCTTGTTCTTCGGTCACGTTAAGAGTTTTCTCAATTGCCATGACCTTCGGTGCGAATCCAGACGCTACCATCTTAGACCAGTAATCAAACTCAGCGTTTCGGTCAGTGAACACACCATCGTCTAAATCCACACTGATTTCATCCATGGTTGGAATTTCACCAGCGTAGAGATTGTAGACTTTGGCAAGCTCTAGGATTGAAATGACAAGCTCTTTTAATGATTGCTCGACAAGAGTAGCGATAGAATTACGCATTTGATATGTGTCTGATTGCTCTGATACTACCTCAGTAGCAGTCTTCATACTCTTACCGTCGAAGCTAAACATACCAGCGGACACGCCTAGTTGCATCTCAAACAAGCTCAGTCCTTTGTTGATTGCCTTGATATAATCATCCGAACGGATATCAGTGGTAAGGTCAGTAATGCCAATACCTTTATCCATATCCCCGCTATCGAATTGTTCATAGACATTGTGGCCTGTTTCAAACTCACGTTTGACTGTGACCTTCTCACCACTGGTGTCGTACTCAGTCTTAATCATTTGAGTAGGTACTGCAACCCTACGCTGACCCATCTTAACTTCCCACATAAACTCATCATAAGTGGTGTTGATGAAGTCCATCGTAGTTTTAGCGTTGTCAAAGATAGACAAGCCTAGAGAACTGTTAATGTCCTTGTTATTCATGCCTGGCGGTTTAAGGTACGTAAATAACGGTCTTGTAAGTCCGTTTATCATGACAGTTTCCTCTAAATCCTCATAGAGCATTGATAAAGGTACACGTTGACCGATGCGAGTTTTAGATTCAGACTCGTATAGCTCATTGCTGATTGTGTAAGTCTCTTTGCTCCACTCATGGAATTCGATAAGACTGTAGTATTTTACTTTCTGCCCTTCCGTCTTGAGTGTTTTAGTCACAATAGCAGCACTTGATACGTCTTGAGTGTTTGATTGTAGTGGCAAGAATACTGGTGCTTGCACGAATGACACTCTTACACGGTCATCGTCAACGTATGGACGCATTGCAAGACCGCCAAGAGCAAGACAGCTCTCTAGGTAGCGTTCAAAGTTCTTGCTAAATCTGTCAGTCTTAAGTGTCTCATTGATGAAAGTGTCAGCCGTTTCGTTATCGACTTGAATCTTAGCTTGCTCATTGAATACCAGACTTGCTACCTTCTTCGATGCCGTCCGTCCGATAGGCAAGTGGTTGAAATCACGTTTCAAATATGTCCCGTTACTGTCTCGATAGCTCACACGGTCAAAGCTACCTGCGAAATAGCGTAGATTGTCCATGATACGACTGTATTCTTCTGGTGAGATAGCGATTTTTGGGTGGTCGGTGATACTGTTTAGACTTTGATTAGTCATCACATAATTACTCCTTTTGAAAAAGTCCTTAATGGTCTGTATAATTCCCATTCTTTTTTTCTCCTATGCTTTAAGACCGAGGTCTCTGGCATTATCTAAAACGAAATATTTAAACTCATCGACTGTGTGGTCATCCTCTTTAATAACTTTTGGATCATCAGAATGTATCGTCTTTTCATCGTATCGATACATCTTATGTTCCTCGTAGAATATCTTGTTTGCTGGAATGTCTAAGTAATAGAAACGCCCCTCAGCTAACAGACTGATAACCATATCAATCATGGTTTGATTCTTCTTCTTAGCTACTGGATGCCATCGCTCACCAAAATCTTTGAAGTATTGGTTTCTCAAAGCACCTTCAGCACTATCAATGGTCATGCGTAGCTTTGGCACTCGGTACTGTTTAAGTACCTTGTCGATGAAGTTACTAACCATGACAGTCAGCTCGCTAGGCGCCTTCTTAACCACTTGACCAGCCGGACTGTAATAGAATGTATCTAACAGAATCACATTGCACTTTGCAGTCAGACCATAAGCACCGCATGCAGTCGCTGATTGTTGGTGTCCTGTATCCATTGCGAAAGATATACCTATCACCTTGTCATCATCAGGGAGGCTCTCTAGTGGCTTAAAGTAGTTCATGTTGTAGACATGATTACCAAGCCCTATCACCTCTCCTAGATACATCCAGCGGTAGTAGTCAGGGTCAGTCTCTTTGTACCTGGCTATCTTGGCTTTCATCTGCTTAGACAAAAAGCCTAGCTTGTCATCAAGATAGGTGCTGTGATGTATGAGATAGGTGGGGTCACCCGCTTTCTCTGCTACCCACTCATTTATCCAATCATAAGGGTTGCGTGGTGGGTTGTAAGTGAAATAGACCTTGACCTCTTTGCCGTTTGGCAATTCTTGACGGATAAAGGTATCCTCAACTATGTCAATGTCCTCACGTCCTGCAAACTCTGCCAGCTCCTCAAACCAGACAGCCATGACATAACCTTTAGCTATCTTCTGCGATTTGAGTTTCATGGGGTCGTCTACACCGTAGAAATAGAACGCTGTTCCCGTCTTCTTGTGGGTTATTTGTAGCGGTGACTTACCAAAGTGAAACTGATTAGCTAGCCCCATTTCATAGATCGCCCATCTTATCTGTTCGTAGACAGACATTCTCAGGTACTTACCAACCTTGCGTAGTACTACCACATTACCTAGAGGGTCACTGATAAAGCTGTTCACTAGGTCAATAGACACTACAGAGGACTTAGTAGAGGCACGCCCACCTTTCAGCACTACATGGCTCTTGAGGGTGTAGAGTACGTTGTCAAAGACTGGGTTAATCAGTTTGGCTAGGTTCAGTATCGCCATTGTACTCACTCCTATCAAATGTAAATCCAGTAATGACTGTGTCATCCTCATCATTAGAGCCTAGCTGAGCTTTGAGATTATCAATTCGCAAGCGTTGCTCCTCTGTTACAAGTGGTGACCGTGTCAACTCATCATAGGTCTTAATCATACCTTTAAGCTCTGACTGTGCCCTTGCTATTGCAGCTAGAGCTTTGCTTTGCTTATCCCATGCTGTATGATGTTCATAGCCTGTGCCAGCCTTTCCTGTGCTTGTGACAAAGGTGCTGGTATCTTCTATATCACGGACAAATAAAATACGCTGAGCATGCAGTAGATTAGCATAGGTCAGCGTTATATTTTCCCAGAGTATATCTATAGGGGTCATGGTTTCAACCTCATCTATCAAGTCAGAAATGCCCTCCGGGAGGTATTTTCTCCTGAGTCCATGCTTGACAGCGTTGGTATTCCCTTTAGGGGCTCCATGCCCCACAGCGTTCTTATTTCCTTTAGGAGCACCCCTTGTCTTTTTGGAGCGTTCCGTATTTTTCTTTTGGAGCGCTCCTTTTACTTTAGGCTCCCATTGGTCTTTACTTTTCCAACCTCGGACAGTGCCAGCTGAAACACCCAAACGCTCAGCAATCTCAACCAGTTCAATGTTTCCATTGTGTTCTGAATAGATTTCAAATGCTTTGTCTCTGTTGGGGTCTCTTGCTCTACCCAAGCCTCAACCTCCTTATCTTGTTTGTTTGGACAAAAAGAAAAGGGCAGACACTTCATAGGTGCCTTACCCTTAATTCTTGATACTACCATTCTAGCATAATATCAAAACTGTGCTAACAAGTATTGATTTGTTCAGTACGGTTTTGTAAAGTTCAATTTAGTTCCATTTTTCCAAAACATCATTCAACTCACAAATAGCTGTATTCCTCCAAGTATAGAAAGTAGTTCTACTGATACCCATTTTGTCACAAACATCATCAACATACATCTTAGTAATGTAAGTCATTCTGAGGACTGACCTGCTCTTTGGATTTTTCAGCTTGTTAATCAACCTACCAAGTTCAAGTTTCCTGTCAATAGCTTCCTTGGCATCTTGCTCTATTGCCTTTTTCATCACAATAAGCTGAGTATAGACATCATCAACCTTTTTGGCTTGACCGCCTTTAACCTTGTCTGCTGTCCACTTGGGGCTTGAGAGCAAACCTGCCTCAAGCTCATTGATTTCATCTATACGGCTTTGAATGTCCATATCAAGATTTTGTAGCTCATTTAGGATCTCTTTAGCCTTGTTCACTCTCCGTCTCCTTTTTGTAGTATAATAGTCGTTGTGATATGACTATTAGCTGAGGTAGAGAATGCCTTGGCTTTTTTTAGTACTGATTAAGGATTTTTGCAACTTCAATTAGCTGCAACGGCACTAGGTCTCATTTTTTACCTCACAAAAGTCAATTTCATCAAGTTTTAACTGATACAATTTACCACCAAAACGACAAACTGCAACTGGATATGAAACCTGTCCAGCTTTATAACCACCAACCATGGGGCTATCTCCATGAGTATAAGAATATTGAAATACTCCAATAAAATAGGCTCTTTCCCAATATTTACCTATTTTCGCCAAGCAATCCTCTTGAGTTTCTTTCATCTTAACTTCCTCGCCCCCTCAAATAGCTGGGAATATCATCCCCAACATTCACGCTGTCATATTGTTCCTTGCTCACTAGGAATTTCCCGTAAGCACCGCAATCAAGCGTGTAGAGTTTCCCGACCATAGATTTACCAGTGACCTTGCCATGTAATTCCACGGCATTGTCTGCCTTGTGGATAACCACGGTCTCGATAGGTCGGTTAACCACTCGTAGAACGGTAGTTACATTAATTGCTAGTGATACCAGTAGTAAAATTGTCGCTATCGTTAGCTGGTTGTCTCGTTTTCGTTTTGATAAAGTTATCATCAATCATTACTCCTTGTCTATCTTTAATATCGTTATAAGCGATTGTTAGGCATTCCTCGACGTCGTACCCGAGCTGCAAACATAAAACTACTAGCGTTACGATAGAATCCCCTATGGCGTCTTTCAACGACCATTCTGGGTCAGCGAAATCGTGAGGTTTTAGAAACACGTCTCGAATCTCGCCCACCTCTTCAGTAACCTTCATCCATTCGACTTTAGGATTGCCCTTGTCCAGTCCGCGACTAATAGCCCACTCGTTGACCTTGTCGATTAGTTCAGCAATGCCGTCCTTTGCTAGTGTATCAAGCCCTAGTAGATAGCCAACGCTAACACCGAAATACTCAGCTAACTGTTTGGCTTTGCCTATACTTATTTGATTGGTCCCGTGCTCCCATCTTAAAACCGTCAATTTTGACACTCCTATTTTTTCGGCTACCTCAACGATGGTTAGTTTTTTCTGTTTTCGTAGATGTCTAAGCTTATTCATTGTGCATCTCCATGTCTAAAAAATCTCTAAAACTTTGAAATTTGCTGTATTCAGATAATGTTTTTTCAAGTGATTCTTCCACTAGAGCTGATAAACTTTTGTAATTGCCGTACTCTTTCAAAGCTAAGATGTGTGTAAATAGATCATTGGAAATTGTAGCCTGTACTCTCTTGCTCATTCACTCCACCTCTTTCACTTCAATACCCTCGCAATCGAACACCCAGCCGAAACCAGCTTTTTCTAGCTCTTTGCGGGTGTGTCTAACTCTAAAACCGTCAATTCTTTCATTTGATGCAAAAAACCATACTTGATTGTCTAAGTTTTGATTAAGGTGAGTAGTGTATCCATCAATCCCTTTTACTCGGACCGTGTAACGTTTTCTTCCCTCGACCTCATAGCCGAACTGGTGCATGTTGATGAGGGTTGTGAGTGCGTGGCTATCATCAGCCATCAACCAATCCGCAAATTCACCTAAATTGTCACCGGGATAGACATTCGAAATATTGTAGATATCGTTAAACAAATTCGTTTCAAAATCCTCTTTGTTCTCCTCATACCATTCCACCACATATTGCGGAACGACTGGTTTCGGGAAAAATGAGTCATATAAATCCTCAGCGTGGGCTATTGAAAGACATCCTGTTGTTGCTAACTTCTGCACTGCTTCTTGTCTAGTCATCATTTCTCTCCAAAGCTCCAATTAACCAATTGAGGTTCTGGCGAGCTTTCTTCAAGTCTTCGATGCCGTTCTTCTTATGGAACCTCAGCATATACTTCATGGCATTGCCCAAGTAGAACCCCTCTACATATTCTGGGCATGCAGCGAACTGTTTGATAACCTCAATGGCCTCTAATCCGTTGTTGCCTTGATAGTGATTGGGATTGTTGATCTTATCGTTCACCATCATTCCTCCACCTTCTTAATCGTTGTTTTATATAACTTGCTGTGCATGTATTTAGTTCGAAATCTATCCAAAGCTTTTAAAGCCTCTTGCTCATCTTCGAAATAATGCGTTTCATCTAGCATGTCGTCAAAATAGACGTTAACTGTCCAACTCATTTGTTGCTCCTTTCACCTAACAGAAATCCCAGTAGAAAAACTAGGATAGGGACAAAGATATTTGATAATACATCAAGCATTAACTGACTCCTTTTGTTTTTTCTTCCAGAAAATCCCAAATGATGTGAAATTGATTTTTAACCAGTTGGTCCTGGTTGTATTTATCACAGATTTGGTTGATAGAGGTAATTGCCCAATCCCAGTATGCAGGAGTATTAAAACCAACCAATTGCATCATGCGATTACTTTCTCTCATCCAGTATGGGACTTCTTTTTCAAAAAACTCGATATAGTTCATAGCTGTTCCACCTTGATATAGATTCCCACAGTATCCGACCAGAACTTTTCAGCTATTTCACTAGCCACTTGCGCATCATCATGCCAATAACCAAGATCTGTCATGCAGTCCTTAAGTAATTTCTGCAAGTTATCCGTATCTGGTTTAGTAGTCTTGTACTGGCCATGAGTCGCTTTTTTGATTTTAGGAAATAGCCATTTCACTGTGAGGCGTATAGGTCCTTCAATTTTTTCGTTTGGTGTGTATGGAGCAAGCAAGGTTGTAAATAAGTTTCTAGCTTCTTTCAACTTTTGAGGTTCGTAGAATTGTGGCTTACCATTCACCACAGCGACTTGTTTCTGTTGGTGTGTCGTAGTTGGTATATTTTTCATTGGCAAGAAAAATTCAATCATCGTAATCCACACCCTTCCACTGGCCAGTTTCTGAATTGTAGACAATGTAACCAGCTGATCCTAACTGTCTCCAAAGCCACTGAATTAAGTCAGTCTGATTTTTTATCCAAGCATATACTTGGCTTTTATCATTATCAAATTCTTCCCCCGGCAAGGTGTGATAGAGCGGCGGCATAGTCTTCGCAACTAATAATTTTTCAGAACGTCGTTTTTGTTTTTTGTTTTTACTTCCGGCAGTACGTCCCATTTTTATTTTTTCCTTTCTTTTTTCCACGCGCCTAAGTTCAGAGTGAAGGACAGGGTTACAGGGTTACATGGGGGAGTCTTAGGCCCCCCATGTTCCTGTACCTGTTCTTCTGAACTCTCAGGGACATTTCCCAATTATCTACACTACCGAGTAGTTAGATAATCTGTCCCTATTTTTGTCCCTAGATTTTCGGGTTTGTCCCTATAGTCTATAAACCGCATGGTTGAGCGATTTCTCAGGGACATTCTCGGGTTTGTCCTTGTCCCTAGAGACACCTCAGGGACACAGGTACATTCTCGGGTTTGTCCCTCAGAGACAGGGACATTCCCGAAGTTGTCCCTCGGGTTTGTCCCTCGGGTTTGTCCTTGTCCCTAGAGACACCTCAGGGACACAGGTACATTCTCGGGTTTGTCCCTCAGAGACAGGGACATTCCCGAAGTTGTCCCTCGGGTTTGTCCCTCGGGTTTGTCCTTGTCCCTGAAATGTCCCTGGCTATTTTTTAGGCAAAATTTGGTTGTTTTTCACCTCGAAATCACCATTATTTTTCACCCATCTTCTGATGGTTTTTTCACTAACTGGCTTATCTTCTGTTGAGAAATATTCCACTACGTCGCTCAATTCTACCGGAGTTATTCCGTCAAATAATATTTGCATGGCTGTTGTGAATTTTTCGTCAGCAGTTTTCTTTTTCGATTCATTACCTTTTTTACTATCAAGGTTTTTCTTCCAGCTTGGTGCTGCATCTTCCAATTGGATATCAGCTAGCACTCCAGTAGTATCCACTTCATGAACTGGATAGCTGAACCACATATTAACAGGGGCAAATTTGGCGAACTCACGAAGGGTCCCTTCAACTCGCCAAGCAGTTGCAATCTCAATGCTATGGGTCGTCGTCTTGACCTCGTCAAGGTAAGGCTTACGTTTCATAACGTCAGGAATTGCTTTGTCAAAATGTTGTTGCATTTGATAGCGACTTTCCAGATCGTCAAGACTGACATTCTGTTGGTAATAATCGTTAGCCTGTTCTTGCAAGGCTCTTTGGTAAATCTTAGCCGTTGCTTTTTCAGTCCGAGCTTTAACGAGGTCTTCGTTAAGGTCTAGCTCGACTAAATCAACCAGAGCGTCAGGATCGCGAGCGAATACTCCCGATCCGCTAGCTCGGTCCATTGATTTCTTACCACCTTGAGAACCTTTCGAGTGATGATGGCAGTAGATTACAGCACACCCTAGCTCAGTAGCTACCTTATCGAACTGATTGGTAAAATGTGCCATTTGATCCGCTGAGTTCTCGTCACCCGTCAGAACCTTGTAGATAGGGTCAATGATAACTGCTTGGTAATTCTTTTTGAGCGAGCGTCGAATGAGTTTAGGTGCTAACTTGTCCATTGGCACAGTCTTTCCGCGAAGGTTCCAGACATCGATATTTGCTACACATTTAGGCTCAATCCCCATAGCAGTGTAAACATCTTTGAATCGGTGCAAAGCTGATGGCCTATCTAATTCAAGATTGACATAGAGGACTTTGCCTTGTTCGCACTGCCAACCGAGCCATTTTTGACCCTCTGCGATAGCAATCGATAATTCGATGAGGGCGAATGACTTACCAGCTTTTGACGGGCCTGCAATCAGCATCTTATGACCTTGTCGCAACACACCATGGATAAGCTCTGGGGCTAAATCTGGAAGGTGGTCCCACTCGTCTGCTAGTGTTTCAGGATCAGGCAGGTCGTCGTTTAAATCCTCAACCCATTGGTACCATTCTTCGTAGTTAGCTTTCCCAAGATTCGTATCAATCAAGAACTGCTTGTGCCCATTTCGGATGACTCCAGGCATGCGAGACAGTCTACTCGGATTTCGGTTTTGGGTATCAATATCGAGCCCGTTTTTCTTACAAATCTGATAAATGTAATCGACACGTTTTCGATATTCTTGGTAGTCTCTAGCATCCACACGTACCACTGCATGCAACGACTTGTGTCCAGAGTGTACTAGTGTAGCAATAGGAAGTTCTAACTCTTTAAATAGAGCGTACTGTTTCCCAAGCTCCATGCTGTCAGATTCTACTAGAGCGTATCTGAAATCAGTGACATTATCGTTCTTGACACCCTTTCCATCCAACGGGTTAAAACGAATCCAAGCGCCAGCTTCTTCCTTGTAGTCTCCGAAGACCGCACCAATATCATCACCATTACTCTGAAGTTCTTTGATAAGCTCTCCGGCAGTCCTGTCATAATTACCTTGAGTTGGCTTATAGATTGGTCCGTTTTCTGTTTCAATCGGATAAGTTGATGTGACATAACCAACGAGGTCGGTCATTTCAAACAATGTTTCGATGTATTTGACAAGATCTTGGACTGGATGCCAATTGATTGGCTCTCGGATTTCCTTTGATTCGACCCAATTTTTATCAACGATTTGATAATCACGATCAATAGTTGAATCCCAGCCAAGCTCATAGCTTTCGCCTGGCTTGTTCATTGGCTCCCAACCGTTGTCTTTAGCCATTTGAGTGATAGTTGCACCAGTCACGGCATCAGAGCCATTATTGTGAAAAGTATCCCATTTAGTGAAGCACTCGCCTTTTTTATAGCGGCTGTCAGATTGAGACCAAGCGTCCCAATCCATTGCCGTGTATCCCTCCTGTTTTAGGGCCATTCCTACGTTTACCCACTCTTGATAAGACAATGTAGAAGGATCAATATAATCTAAGAGTGGGATTAAATCAAAAGTACCTTCTGACATTTAATCTCCTTTATTCTGGCTGGTATGTAGCTGGAATGATTCCTTTTGGCATTCTCCAACCGCTAGCAGCAATTCGATTGATCAGATTGCTAGCATCTTCAAATTTCCACATTCCGACATTTCGGAAGCCACGACCTTCAAGCAATCGTATTTGTTTAGGTGTGGTCAATCCACTGTCTTTGCGTTTATTTAAGCGGTCTAGTAGTTTGCCAGCTTTCCCAGCATTCCCGATTTCTTCGGTATAGATTCCGAATTTTTCAAGCGCTTCAAGTTGTTTTTCTGAAGGTGGAGCCATTTCCCAACCGAATGATGGGACATACTCCGCTAAGTCTTCAGCTTGGATTGACATTTCAAACTGCAACGGATCCACAAGTTTACGTTTTTTCTTTCGCTGTTCTGCGAGTTGCTTAGCGAGAGCTTCTTCTCTCTCGGCGACAACATCTTTTCCAGCTTGTTCTTCAGCGTCCAGCAGACTGAACTCAACCTCAGTATCTTCAGCCATGTTTTCAGTCATTTTTTTAGCGACTTCTGGACTGCTAGCAATTAAGTGAGCTGGTCTGCAAAGTTCATGGCGCTCAGTGTGCCATAGGAAATCGAGTAGTAATAGATTTTCCTTCCCTGGTGCAAGGCGTGTCCCACGTCCCACCATTTGGCTATACAAAGCACGGACTTTTGTCGGTCTCAACACAACCACGCAGTCTACTGTTGGGCAATCCCACCCTTCAGTTAATAGCATCGAGTTACACAAGACATTGTATTTATCCTTGTCGAAATCTTCCAGGATTTCAGCACGATCCTTGGATTCTCCGTTCACCTCGGCGGCTCTAAACCCCTTCTCGTTTAAGATATCTCGGAATTTCTGCGATGTTTTTACTAGGGGCAAGAAAACGACTGTTTTTCTGTTTTTGCACTGTTTAACCATCTCGTCTGCGATTTGTTCGAGATAAGGGTCCAGAGCTGTTCCGATTTCACTGGCTTTAAAATCGCCACCTTGTTGACTGACTGTTGACAAGTCAAGTTCAAGAGGGATTGTAATAGCTGTGATTTTCGATAGATACCCTGATTTAATCGCATCAACTAATGGATACTCATAAGCTAAACTATCGAAATAGCTGCCTAGATTTCGCATATCACCACGGTCTGGCGTGGCTGTGACACCTAAGACATTAGCTTCTCCAAAGTGTTCTAATACACGCTGATAGCCGTCTGATATAGCGTGGTGAGCCTCGTCGATGACAATAGTGTCGAAGTGATTAGGTGGGAACTGACTGAATCGTTTCTCACGCTGCATGGTCTGTACTGAACCAACGACAACACGAAACCATGAGCCAATTGAAGTATTTTCAGCTTTCTCCAGTGCCGTTCCTAGCCCTGTAGCCGTCATTAATTTATCACTGGCTTGCTCCAAAAGTTCTGAACGATGAGCGAGAATAAGAACACGTTCTCCCATTTTGACACGGTCTTCTATAATTTTTGAAAAGACGATGGTCTTTCCACAGCCAGTGGGGAGGACAAGTAGCGTGCGCTTCCTGCCCTCCTTCCACTCTTGCTGTACCTTAACCCTTGCCTCTTCTTGGTAAGGTCTAAGGTGCATTAGAATCCTCCGAATCCACCACCGTTAGGTGCTTGTTGAGGTTGTTGAGGTTGTTGATATCCTTGGTTTTGTTGAGGTGCCGCTTGGTAGTTAGGCGCTTGCTGTTGTGGAGCTTGTTGCCCACCTCCTTGAGCGACATTAGCGTTCAATACCTTAGTCCAATCCACACTATCAGCATAAATCATTTGTTTAACGTCATTGTAAACATTATCCTTATAGGTCCGATTCCCTACACGGCAGACACCGGTTGATCCTACAACTGTATTCCAGTTCATTTGAAGAGGTTCGCCATGTTTCTTTTGGCCAATGGCACCAAAGAATGCTGATAGCATGCCTTCTGTCGAAGAGTGTAGGAATAAGTTATGAGTCATTGTGGCAAGACCTTCATCAGTTTCTACTTGTAGAGTGATGATCGCTTTGTTACATGCTGGAAGTTTCCCAGGATTTTGGGGGTTGGGAGTGTGACGACCACGTTCGAAGTTTGTTACAGTGAAAACATAATCACCGGGAGTTAGTGTGATAAACTCCTTGCTGTCCTCTTGGATAGTATCATCCCATCCGAATTCACGTTCAAAGTTATTGTTATAAGTCATGTATAAATCCCTTCCTTATTAAACCAAAATAGTGATATTGTCTTGATCTTCGAGCCCTGCTTTGAGGTAGTCAGCGATGTTTTTAATGGCTTCCAGTTTCCATTTGCCACCGTCTGCTTCAAAAAGAGCAAGTTTAGCTTCTTCGTTGATGCGGAGCACAAATTGACTAGATGGCTGTGCGACTTCTGTAAATGTACGATATGGACGTAATATCACTGGGTTTGGTGCAGTTGCTTTTGCAAGACTAGCTACCCCTGATTTCACAGTAGTGGTCTGGTTGATACCGTTATCCACGATGTCAGCGCCGTTTTCGATTTTTAAAGCACTTGCGAATTCAAGTACAACTTGACGATCATCCTCGTCATTAAAGGCAGACTGCAGCATAATATTGAACTGCTCTTGGCTATTCCACTGGTTCAATCGAATAGATGGCGTATAAGCTACCACAGAGACAAGTTGTGGCCGTCTTCCATATTCCCAATCAACCTGATCATAGACGGCGACATTTCCAGGGCTTTCCACTACAATGATTTTTTTAGATGCACTAATAGCGTCATTACCTGATTTGAGGTAATCAATAAGACTGTCGAGGGTGTATAATTGAAGCATTGGTGCGACTTTTCGAGGGTTTACCTCTTGAAGGTTGAATTGATCTGCATTGTAGTAGTGCTTGTCGCCAACTTGAATGGTTTTGCCACCACGTTCAGCGAGTTCTACACTGTATTCGAGAGCTTCTTTGATGTTTTCTGCCATGCTTAATTACCTGCTTTCTTTTGTTTGTTAAAGTCAATAACATCGTTGTTGATACCTTTGTCGATGTCTTCAATTGGCTCACCAATATCTGTGCGAAGAGTCGCTTGGTCGTCAAAATATGTCTGACCAGGCATGTTGCTCTTAAGTTCGTTTGCATAGACTTGACTACCTTCTTGCCCAATGAGGACTGTGGTGGCAACTGCTTTTTGAGGTGCAAGAGTTGACTTGACTTCCATTGCAGTAGCTACCGTTTGACGTGTATCGTCTGGCTTCATTGTCAAAGTGATAGCAAGTTTACGAGCTGTCTTAGTCTCAGTGTTTGGATCTAAGATGTTAGCGATGACTCTTTCAAGTTCTTTATCGACTTTCTCTTGAAGACCACCATCACCGATTTGTGATAGGTCTAATTTGATAGTTTTATCTGACATGATTTCCTCCTAAAATTCTGATCCACGGATTTCTTTTACCATTTCAAAGACACGGTCCCAAGTAGCTACTAGAGCCCCGTCGATGAATGATTTGTCGTACATTGATATAGGTGTTTCAATAGGGTAGTAACCTTTAGAGGCCACAGCCTGTTGAAGTTCTTGTTCAGTCACTTGGTTAGCAATCATCAAATCACGCAGTGCTGGGTCAATGAATGGAGCGGGCTCTTGATAAGCTCCACGTTCCACTGGTGCAGGATTGACCGGCTCTTGTGGTTCTGGAGTTTGTTTTTGAGTTTGAATAGGCGCTTCTTCCGCTGGCGCTGAAGGTTTCGATTCCTTAGGTGCAGGCGGCGGAGTTTGTGCCTTTGCTGGCTGCTGTGCAGCTTGAACATTATTGAAAATATGAGCAATTCCAGCGTAGTCTAGCGGCAGTTTGTTTGGTAGATTGTGACGATTCTTGGCATCCCACGCTGGATGGTGTTGTGTATACATAACACGTTGCCCACCTTGTGCTTTCGACTTCTTGGATTTTTCATCAGTCATTACGATTGTTTCGTAGTTACAGAATAGAACCATATCGGCCCATTCTTTAACCAACGGAGCTGTCTGCGAGCTTGTTTTCTTCCCAAGTTTGAGCTCGTAACGGTCATAGCTACCCATTTCGTCTGGTTGAGTGAAGGTCTTAATCTGAGCGTGTGCAGTCAGTACGACATTGATACCAAAGTCAATCAATTCGCTTAGACTGTTTAGGAAACGACCGATTTCTTCACGGACGTAGGTATACCCATTGCCCCAACCAAAATCTTCGATTCCTTTTTTGCCGTGCTGAGCACACACAGATTCAACTGCTAACGACTCGGCCCAATCGATTGTATCGATTACCAGAGTCTTACATGAGTCGGGATTTGCTTTAATGAAAGCAACCTCGTTCATCAACATGGTCCAGCTTGATGGCTTATCCAATCTAGCTACATCCATATTGTCTGTAGAACCTTCCGTGTCGATAAACACAGGGTCTGGAAACTGAGCTGCAAAACTTGATTTTCCGATACCTTCAGGCCCGTAGATAACGACCTTTTGTGCTCTGGCTTTAATACCTCTTGTGATTTGCATTAAAATCCTCCTTGCCATGATGGCGTTTGTGGTGTTTCGGTTTCAGCTTCTGTTGTTGGCTGATGCGTCTTATTATCGAGACTGTAGCCGTCTTCGATGATAATTGAGCATTCATCACCAGTCGACACTCTCGTTGCAATAGCTTGTAGGCCTTCATCCTCAAGCCATTTTCCAAATTGATCCAGTGTGATTTGGTCCATTTGTTCGAGCTTGTCGATTAAAACGAAGCCACAATCCGGTTTTAGTTTTCGGACGATTGCGGTCGCTACCATGAGTTGTTGAGAACCTGACATGTTATCCCACTCTTGGCCGAGATAGAGAAGTTTTCCATCGTTGACAGATAGTCCTTCGAGCGGTAGGTCAGCATTAGTTAACAGGTCACGCTTGTCTTTTCGGACAGCTTCGATTTCGCTAGATAATCTGTTGTATTCATCACGTTGGACTCTAGCTTCTTCTTCAGCTTTTTCTTTGTCAAGATTAGCTCGAACCTTGAGGTTGATTTGCTCGATATTAGCGATATTGCTTTCGATTTCTTCTATAGATTCATCAATAAGGTCAATCGTTAAGTCAGTAGCGATTTGAAGGTCGTTTTCAAGAGTTTCCAATTCTGCTTGAGCTGCCTTTAATTGGTCTGACAAACGGTTAACTTCAGCAAGTTTGCCTTCGTAGGCAGTTTTAATCTGCTGAGCGTTTTGACGTTTGCGAGCATTCTCTCCATTTTTTGCTAGCACTTCTTGCTGTTCTGCAATCAGATCTGCAATGGAAATCAACTCTTTTGGGGCGTCTGGATAATAGGTCTGTTCTTTTGCGAACTTCTCCTTCTGGTCAGCAATTACACCGATAGCATGGCGCTGGTCATATAACTGCTTCTCTTTGATTTCTAATTCGGCTAATTGGGGACCAACTCCGATGATTTGCAAAAGGATGTCAGCTTTCTCTTTAGCTGTGCTATCCATAAATTTCGGGAGGTTGATAGCCAATTCCTCAACAAAACTATCAAGAAGTTGTTGGCCACCTTTATTGCCCTCTGGATCAATTACTTTCAGAGAACTATTTTTCCCTTTTCTCTCGACAATCAATCCATTTGACATGGTAATTTTAAGAGACGGAGGAACGACAGAACCTTCACGAGCTGCCTTGCTAGGTTTAAAACGATTCCCACCTAACGCCCAAGCGATAGAATCTAATACGCTAGTTTTACCTTGGTTGTTATTTCCACCAATTACCGTTAGACCATTAGGTGACGGCTCAACCTTGACTGCTTTGATTCGTTTGACGTTTTCAATTTCTAACTTATTTATCGCGATGCTCATTTGCTTAATCCTCTTTTACTTCGTTACGTTTCTTGAATCCAAGGGTTAAAGCAGTGATACCGGCAGCAATCACTACCAATCCCCAAATGCTAGCAATACCTTCTTTTTCACCAGTGTTCGGAAGAGTACCACCGTAAACAGGTGTATTTGCCACCTCTTTTGGCTCAGAATCGAGCTTATAAGATACTGCGGCAGAGGCAGATTGTGCCGCTTTATTATTAGGACGCTCTACGCTCGTTTTAGGGGCTTTTTCTGGCGTGCTAGGTTTTTCTGGTGTTGGTTCCTCTGGAATTTCAAGCTCTGGCAAGTCCAAGATAGGGGCATCATTCGGAATCACACCGCCTTCAAACGGTGGCAACTCACGAACTTCTGGAATTCCCGGAATACCTCCTTGGAATTCAGGCTTATCGTGTACTGGTGCTTCATTTGGTACTGTGCCTCCGTTCCACTCTGGCTTGTCGTAAACTGGTGCTTCGTTTGGCACTGTGCCGATTGGCTCGTTATATTCTGGAATTTCAACAACTGGTGGATCATTAGGGACTACACCGCCTTCAAATTCCGGTTTTTCATATTTAGGGGCGTCGTTAGGAACCGTGCCGATAGGTTCGTTATATTCCGGCAATTCACGGACTTCAGGGATTCCGGGGATGCCACCCTCAAATTCCGGGATGTCAACTTTTGGAGCTTCACGAGGAATTTCAAATGTTGGTTCAGGCTTGTTTTCACCACTGGCATCGCCTTTACCACCGACAAGTTGAACATAACTGTATGAGATAGCACCGTCTGACTCAGCTTTCAACTCAACCTTATTGGTTGGGTTTACGCTTTCTTTAACCGCGTTAATCAATTTAGTTTTATAGTTAATATAAATCATATGATCAAGGCGATCCATTTTAATTGTGAAACCGTGGTCTGATTTACTGATTGATTTTACTAAATCCATAGCAGAACCTTTATCAATCCAAGGGTCTACGCTTTCAATCGATTTGATTTCAAAGTAATTATCAACAAGCTTTTGATTATCACTCATCTCATCAATGATTGTGACGTAATTCAATAGACGTTTAGCGTAGTTAATACGAGCAGTCCAGTTGATAACAGTTGGGTCATTCTCGTCTTGGCTGCCCCATTTAGAAAGTAATTCATCTTTACCGATTTCTTGCTCTTTTCCAATGTTTACAGTAACCACCGTACCATTGAAATTAACGTTAACTGGCTTGCCACTTTCAACCTTGTCAGTCCACTTAGCATCGAGCTTAAGACTCATTTGCTTGTTGAGTGGATGAGTAGCAAAGTAGTTATTGAATACAGTCGTAACTGTTTGAGTTTTTACGTCTGTTGATGCTTTACCCACAACAACTTTTTCTGGGTTATAGACATCAAAATCATAGTTTGTTTGGAAGTTGATTTCTTTTGGCAAATCAAATTTAACCTTATCCCCTTCATTGATAGCCATATCGTCAGGGAATTTTACGTCTTTATATTCAACGGTAAACCCTGAATACTTACCAGTTCCATTTGATTGATCAACGACAACATCTGGATTAGTTACTTTAATTTCGTTGTCTTCTTTGACAAATTCAGTAGGTTGTTTAGGTGTTTCTGCCACTGTTTCTGCTACCGGGGCAGTAGTTTCCACTGGTTGCGCTGTTTCAGTAACTGGTGCAGTTTCAGTAACTGGTGCAGCTGCCGCTGTTTCAGATGGTGTCACTGTCACATTGCCCGCATTGTCAGCGGTGTAGACGTTCGCCACTGGTGGCTGAGTATCTGCTACTGGTGTAGTTGTTTCATCCGCTGATGCACTAGCACCGAGCAATAGTGCTGTTGCAATGGCAAGTGTTCCGCACAAGCCAAATGCTTTAGTTTTAACATAGCTAGGTTTAGTGATTGTTTGAGTGTTAAAAGATTTCATGGTATAATCTCCTTGGTATAATTTTCTTGCACAGGCCCTTACCTGTGCTTTTTTAGTGCTTCAATCCGCACCCAACCCTCGATGTACTTCGTAAATATTCAATTTAAAGAAGGTTTTTTATTTTTTTAGTGTGAATGTGGGTAAAGTTTATATTTTTTTTGGGGAAGGTATGAGTTGCACTCCGTACACCGAGGAATGGCTACGGATTGAAGATGTTGACGATTATTTTGTATTAAGATATTTTTGTACTTTCTCTTCGGGTGTTTCCACCACTTCGAAGAAGTACTCTTTTTGTTTTGTTTTTTTCTTGGAAAAAAGTTTTCTTAGTAGTTTCATGAGTTACCCCACTAATTGATCTAATGGCAATCCGTGGTCTGCGTTAAACTCTCGGACCATTTCGTCAACCATTCGATACGGACGAACTTCATAGACTTCTACTTCTTTTTCTTGTCTTTTAGACCAAATCCAATTGATAAGTTTTTTCATTGTTGTTTCTCCTTTAATTTAGAATTTCACCGTTGCTGAACACACCAAAACATGTCCCGTCTTTCATGATGACGTCAATGCCAACGTGGTGAGCACCATTTCTGTCAAAACGGATATCGTCAGTCAAGAAAGCTTTTTTAATTCCAAAGTTTTTGAAAAAAATGACCATGCCTTTATTTGTTTTTAGGTTTCTCATGATGTTAATTCCTTTCTTCTTTTCCCTGACCACACTAGAGAACTAGTGAGGATTTTTTCATAGATTTATATATTTAAAGAGACAATTATGAATATCAAATCGTTTTCGTTGCTGCTTACTTCAACGGTAGTTAATAGGTATCGCTTTATATCTCCTCACTAGCTCACTTCTGCAGCCAGGGATGTATGTTATTTGAACCTTTTTTTAGTCTTCCATTCGATGAATGATTTAAACCCTTCATAGTTGATGAAAACTAACTTGTGCGTAGGGTTAAATACATAGTCTCGAAAGTCTTTGTTATCCCTCATTTCTCGAACGAGGTTCTTTGCCATCGACTTCCCTAGGCCTTCCCACCGCTGCATGAGGTGGTCATAGTCTCCCCACTCAGCCGTTTCGTTAACTCCGACTGGTTTATAGGTGATTTCCATTGGTAGTCCTTTCTGTTTCTAACCTCCATTTCTGCTATAATATAGTCGGAAAGGAGGATAACTATGATTACTTGTCACATTATGATTAATGGTCATGTTGAACCTGCACCAATGACATTGCCCACTATTCCTACTATCGGTTCTGTCATTGCTAAGTCAGCAGACCATAAATCTGAGCATTACTTGGTGAAATGCGTTGAGTATGTCAATGGACATGATACTGTCAATCTACATGTTCAACCATTTCCTAACCAAATCAGTGCTGTCAACGCTGTTGATGGTTTCAGGAATGGCAGATAACTCTACAATCTTGACCCAGTAGCTATCTAGCACTTTCTTATCAACGTAGACCGCTTGTTCGCATAAACCGATGTGTCCATCAATGACCATCGCTCTACGGACAAGTAGGTCTTTTTCTGTTTCCAGTTCAATACGTCCAGCAATATTGCCAGAGATTTCAAGGTACTTGTATGGTTCTTTCATCTTTGCTCCTTTCATAATTTTAATTAGGTTCGAACCAGAACCTCAGATAATATTAATAGGTTTCAAATAGCTACGTTCTTATTAGCTTTTTACCTTGAATTAAATTCAAGTTTTGTTGTAAAAAAATATCAGATACCGTACAAATCAGACGATTGAATGTGGTATTTATTACAAATAGCTACCATATTTTTAGGAGAAATTGAAAGTTGGTTTTTCTCCCATGCACTTACTGTTTGAGCAGTAGTGCCAACGCTTTTAGCGAATTGTTCTTGCGTCATTTTATGGCGAGCTCGTAGTTCTTTGATTGTAATTTTCGGAACCGTTTCTGTCATTTTATTCCTCCTCTCTAACTAACTTACAAACACATTATAGCTTGAATTAAATTCAATGTCAATAGTTTTATTGATTTTTTTTCAAGTTTTTTTGTTTTTTTTATAAATCAACTTGAAAATTAAGAAAGTCTACTATATAATGTTAATATAAACAACAAGGAGAAAGATATGGATTTGAATAAGCAAAGAGGTAGCAGAATTGAAAGTTTGAGAGCTAGCAAGGGCATTAGTCAACTTGAATTAGCGAAAATGTTAGGGTATAAGTCTGACTCAACTATTTCGAAGTGGGAAAGCGGTGCTAGTATTCCAACGGGAACAAAGATTGTAAAACTAGCTCAAGCCTTGGGGACTTCTACGGATTACATTCTTTTTGGGGACGGTCCAGAAACCACTGAGGACCAACAACCAAATTCCCATGACATCGATAACATCATCGATAACGCTATGATGTTCGACGGTAAACCTCTCACCGAGAGCGACAAACGTGCCATTCGTGGCATAATCGCTGGTTACATGAGTAGCAAGGAGAAATAGTATGGTTCGCAAATCCAAACAATCTTATAGAGATTTGGTTGCTTTGCTTGACAACAACGGGGTTGCTTTTGAACTTATGTCAAAAGGGAAAGCCATTACTTTTTTAGAAAAGAACAACTGCTACTATAAAGTCTCTGCTTTTAGAAAAAATTTTAAAAAGAAAAACGGGAAATATCAACACCTTGATTTTCAGCACCTTGTAGATTTAGCCACAATTGATATGTATTTGCGAGATACGCTTCTAGATATTGCTATTAATGTAGAACACTTTATAAAAGTCGAGTTATCTAGATTAATCACTAACAATCCCGATGAAGATGGTTATACCATTGTTCAAGAATTTGCCGTCAATTACCCAACATACTATAACAGTACCTACAATCGATTCAGACAATCTCGATATCAAAAAGATATGTTTCTAAAACGTGGAGCTGATATCCCGATTTGGGCATTAATGGAGCACATGGATTATGGCTGCTTGTTAAAATTAGTAAGGCTTTATTTTGATAAGTATAATCCCAGCTCTCTTCAAAAGGCTGTGACGTTAGGTGATAACTCGAGACATCTCAGAAACGCTTGCGCTCACAATAATGTCCTGATGGTAAATGTATTTAGAGATGATGAAAAATTGAATAGAGTTAACGCCGTAGTTAATACGTTTGCTAGACAAAAGGGCGTTCTCAAATATCGTCAATACCGCAAAGTGAATGACCTTCTTTCACTCATTGCCTTATCAAATGCCTACTGTTCCACTGCGGTCCAATATCATCAAGGTTTAAAGATCCAAAATCTTATCGACCGAATGCAAAGGTATGCATCTGATTACACAAAAACGCCAGAACTGGTTAAAATGTTTACTATTTTTTGTAAAATCATTGACAATAAGTAAAACATTTTGTAAACTATTTTTAGTGGAAGACTGATTAAGTTCAGCGCCCTATGGCTTGTGCGTGCGCAAGTGTAAGGGAACAAAACGTCTAAAAAGAGCCAGTTCGTTTGTCGAATTGGTTCTTTTGCTTTTTCTATAGAAACTGGTGTGAGGTGCTATGACTGAAAAAGAATTGCTTGAGCAGTTCAATGTCTCTATCTGTGAGTTTAGTTCTCACGAGTGGTCACGAAACGGCTTTATCGACCCGATAAACAGGGTGGTTTATATCAATGGGGATTTAGCCCCAGAAATACGTTTAAAGGTCATTTTACATGAATTAGGCCACCTAGAGCAGAACTCTAAAGACTATGAGCGTTTGCGTGAGAAATACGAAGCTCAAGCTAACAGAGACATGATCCGTGGATTGCTCGAAAATGAATCCTTGGATGACTTTAACTACGTTCGTTTTATGAAAAAATATAATCTCACCACAATTTGTGATGAGACATTCGTAAAACATGAATATTTGAAACTACTAAAAAAGCCCTATAATCTCCCTCGCCAAAGTTAGATTATAGAGCTTATGCATCACAGAAAATAGAAAACAGAAAATACACTAACAGTAAGGCAAACCAACAAGGTTATGTTTTCTTTTTCTGTACCCATTTTACCAAAATCAAGGAGATATGACAATGTGGGTAGAACAATTACCAAACGGAAAATATAAATATTTCGAAAGATACAAGGATGCTTATACCGAGAAATGGAAACGGGTGTCTGTTACGCTTAACAGTGGCTCAAATCGAGCAAAGAAAGAAGCTCAACGCTTACTGGATGATAAGATAGCTGAGAAGATGGCTGGTTTAAACACTACCGACGCATCATTTAACGACGTGTTGGATGAATGGTGGGAATTTCACAAGAAGGGAATTCGTAGGACTTCTATCAGTTCCATGACTAGCAACGTCAGATATGTTGCAGAGAATTTCGCTATAGATGTCAAAATAGCAAACATTGATACACACTATATCCAACGCTTTATTAATGATGCCGATATTCCACGTTCAATCCTTGAGCGTGTTAAATCTATATTGAATCTAACCTTCGATTACGCTTGCACCGTTGGTTATATTCCTAGCAACCCTGCAAGGCAAGCAAAACTTCCCAAGAAACAACAAACGATGGAAGATTACGACAAGATAAGAAATAAGTTTCTAGAGATAGACACTGAACTACTACCACTTCTGGCAGAATTACGAAAACAGAAACGCACCTACAGAAACGCAATCCTTGCCGAGTTCCTTTTTGTTAGTGGCGCAAGGATTGGCGAAGCGGTAGCTCTTGAGACATGCAACTACAGGAGGGAGGATGGCTACCTTGATATTTTTGGCACTCTGGATAGCGTCCAGGGCTACAAGAGAGCGAAAAAGGAACCACCTAAAACGCCAGCTGGCTACCGTAGCAATAAGCTGACTAAACGCGAAATAGAATTGCTGGATGAAGCTATACAGATTCGTGATCTAAACAAGTCGCTATCAGACGATTGGGTGGCCATGGATAGAGATTATATTTTTGTGACCGACAAAGGAGTGCCACTTCAACGGAACTCCTTCAACAACTCTATTCAAGCTGCTAACAAGAGACTGGATAAGCCGATTAATAAACCAATATCATCTCACATATTCAGACACACGCTGGTCAGCTATCTGGCTGAGAATGGCGTCCCATTAAAGGCCATTATGGACAGGGTTGGGCATGATGACAGTGATACCACGATGAAGATTTATACCCACGTCACCAACAAAATGAAAAATAAGGTGGTTGAAATCATTGATAACTTGCCCCTTTCTTGCCCCTTAGAATAAAAAAAGACCTATCCATCAAGGTTAAATTCTTGATATGATAGGCTTTTTATTTGTTTATTATTTTACTGTGCGGATACGCATAGTGTTTGTACCACCTGTACCTACTGGAAC